CGCAAGTGAAGGAACAACTCTTCGAATTGCAAAAGAAAGCCGCCGCTCATGGTTTGAAGCGTCACACCCCGTCTCCTAAAAAGGAGGCGTTGAACCTGTCTGAAATCACATCAACCGAGGAGCGCGTCCGTGCCCTCATTAAACATTACAACGCCTAAACATGGCAAACGCAACTATCTCCGATTCCTACGTTGGGCAGGCGGCCCTTCCCTTCGTAGCTCCGGCCATTTTGAGCGCGGACACCCTCGCAAATGGCTACGTCTCTGTTTTGGACAATGTCCGTTACAAGGCAAACCTCCCTCTCTTGGGCGGTGTTTCTATCGCGGCTCGCTCTTGCGAGTTCTCAACTCCTGGAAGTGGTCAATTGACTATTGGCGACGTGACTCTCACGACCGCTCAACTTCAGGTCAACGAACAAATCTGCAACGACGACCTCGCTCAATCGTGGGCCGCAGAGCAGATGCGCGGAGCGTACTCCGGTGCTCCTGGCGATTACGTTCAATACCTCGGGCAATACGTTGCCGCGAAGGTTGCCGCGAGCGTCGAGCAGAACATTTGGCAAGGAAACTTCAACTCAACTGACGGAACCGACACCGGTGCCGGAGTTGTGGTGAGCAACTTCGACGGCATTTGTCGTCACTTCGTTGACGGATACACTGCCGGCAATATGCAGCAGTTGACCGGTGCGACGACATCCGGAAATATCTTGGCCCGTTTGGCAGACTTGACCGCTGAGGCTCCTTCTTCTATCGCAGGAGACCCCGACGCGACCATCTTCATGTCTCGTGCTTCGGCTCAACTCTACTACCAAGCGTTGTCCGCGACGTACACCCTCCCATTCTTGAACGATGGATTGGTGGCTCGTTATGCCGGATACAAGATTGTGACTCCTGCCGGATTCCCTGACGACACGTTCCTCTTGGTGAAAAAGGAGAATGTCTTCTTCGGAACTAACCTCTTGACCGATATGGTCGAGGCGCGTTTCTTGGATCTTACGAACACGACCGGTGATGCGGTGACTCGTATCGCGATGTTGTTCGATGCCGGAACGCAAATTGTCGACGCGGCTTCCTGCTCATTCGCATACCGCACTTCTTGATTTTTAATCCGAACGACGCGGGAGGCGATAGGGTCTCCCGCTGACTTCACAAAACCAACCCTCGATGGCTTGTTCACTTACACTCACGGGACGTTCTCTCCCCTGTCGCGATGCGTTGGGCGGTGTGAAAAAAGTTTGGATGGCTCCTTTTACGGATGCAATGTGGGCCGATGTCTCTGCGGGTGAGATTCCGGATTCTGCCGCGTCTCTCACATTGAAGGACTACGTCTCCCCAAAGAACACATCCTCTCTCACGCAAACTGTGACCGCATCCGTAGAAAACGGTACCGTCTTTTATTCTCAAGTTTTGTCCCTCGTCTGCAACAAACCCGTTGCCGCGGACATCACGGAGATTCAAGAAATGGCGAAAGGTCGCATCTGCATCGTCGTTCAAGATTTGAATGACAACTATTTCGTCATGGGTCACATCCGCGGGTCAGAATTGACCGGAGGAACGATTGTGACCGGAACCGCGATTGGAGACATGAACGGATTCACCCTCGAATTCACGGCAGAGGAAGCTATTCCGGCTCCTTTCTTGGATTCAGCCGGTTCGAATCTCACCTTCACGGTGACGACATAAGAAGCGAAGCTCCGACTCGTTGAACAGGTATGGGGGAGGGCATTTGTCCTCCCCTTTTCCGTAGCAAAAGAATGATACACCTCCTCCCGAACACCTCTCCGCAGACCGCGTACTTCTCCCCGTTTCAGGCTCGGAAGTATCTCGCCTCTTTTTCGGTCTATCTCATCGTTTTCGAGAACGTAGCAACCGAGGAGACCTTCCCGTGTATTCTCAATGTCAATTACGACAATGAGAGGTACACCTCTGCCTCTCTCCCGACCGACAATGACGACCCGGTGAACGGGGAGGTACTTATCACGGAGAGCGGTCTCTACACATACACCATCTATGGGCAAACGAGCGGCTCGAATCTCGACCCGACCGACGCCAGCGTGGTTGGAATATGCGAAACCGGCACGTTGAGAGTGACCGGAGAAAGCGCGTGGACGACCCCGACCCTCACAATCCCTGACAACGTCATATATTACGAGTGATGGAACTACTCAAACTCAAGGAATACCAAGAACGCTCCTATGCGGAGAAGCCTTCAAACGAGGGTTTCGTGCGTTATGGCGACGATAACCTTTTCCCGCAATACCTCATCGATCTGTATCACTCGAGCGCGACGCACAATGCCTTGTGTACGTCTATCGCGTACATGATTTTTGGCGACGGGGTTCAAGCCGACGATTTGGACGCGCGGATGAAGATACAAGAATGGGGTCTTGACGACGAGATTCGCAAGGCTTGTCTCGACCTCAAGATCCAAGGCGGATTCGCTCTTGAAATCATCTACTCTATCGACCGCACCACGGTCTCGAAGGTTCGTCATTGTCCTTTTGAAAATATCCGCTCGGGAGAAGTCAACGAGGACGAAAAATGCGAGTGGTACTACTACTCAAAAGATTGGTCGAACAAGAGCGAAGAGGTCGAATGTGTTCGCGCCTTCAGTCCCGACGACGCGAACGAGTACCCCGTTCAAATCTTGTACGTCAAACCCTTCTCTCCTGGCTCTTACTACTACCCGAAACCCGACTACATCGGGAGCATCAACTACATCGAGTTGGACAAAGAAATCGGGAAGTACCATATCAACAACATCAAGAACGGACTCTCTCCGTCTTTTACCATTCACTTCAAGAATGGCGTTCCGAGTCAGGAGGAAAGACGAAAAATCCGAAACGATTTGGAGCGTCAACTCGCGGGAGCGACAAACGCGGGAAAATTCATCGTTACATACTCCGATTCTCCCGACCGCAAACCCGATTTCGAGCCTTTCCCGCTCTCCGATGCCGACAAGCAATATCAATTCCTCTCGACGGAGGTGAGCGACAAAATCATGGTCGGACACCGCGTCGTTTCATCTGCGATGTTCGGAGTCAAAACCGCGGGACAACTCGGAAACACGCAAGAGTTGGAAATCGCCTCCGAACTTTTCGACAAGCAGGTGGTGAAACCTTTCCAAAGAATTGTCACAAACGCCATCGAGCAGGTTCTTTCTGCGGCAGGAACTCCCGCCATCGTTTCGATTGATATCGTCGAGACGGACGAAGAGATTCAAGAAGCCGAAGACGTTTCGCTCAAGATCCATGAGGATGTCGTCGACCTCACCCTTGCGCAAGAGTTCCTCATCGAGATGGGTGAGGAGGTAAACGAGGAGGAATGGGAACTCATCGACGCTCGTCGGGTAGACTACGAAACCGAAGCCGAACAGGACGCCATGTGGACGTTTGCGAGAGCCATCCCCGATGGTTCCGCGGAGCGTTCTTCTCGAGGCGTTTCCGAGCAGGACAACGAACTCATCCGGGTGAGGTATGCCTATATGCCGAAACGCGCAAATCTACCCATCAAGGACGCTTCTCGCGACTTCTGCAACAAGATGATGAGCGCAGGCAACCGCGTTTGGAGAAAGGAGGACATCGAAGCCGCCTCGAAGAAGGCGGTCAACCCTGGTTGGGGACCGCGCGGAGCCGACACATACGATTTGTGGTTGTACAAAGGCGGTGGCAACTGCCAACATTTTTGGGAGCGTAGGACATACCTCCGCGTCGACAACGAACGTATCTCCGTCCGCGAGGCTCGCGCTATCATCCGCGAAGCCGGTCTCGACCCTCTCGAAGTAAATGACCCGAAAGTGGCGAAGCGTCCGCGCGATATGGCGAACAACGGCTTTCTCTCTCCACGATAAAAAACCAAAGACATGGCTCTCACCGCAGAAGTTCTCTTTATCAATCCCGACTACCTCAAGCGAATGACGCAAGTCAACGGAGCGGTCGAGGATTCGGTCATTGTCCCTGCCGTTATCCTCGCGCAGGACAAATGGATTCAACAATATCTCGGGACGGATCTTCTCGAGAAGCTAAAAACCGACGTGACCGGGGACACCCTCGCGGCACAATATCAAACGCTCCTCGACGACTACGTGAGGAAGGCGGTTGTCTGGTGGACGATGGTCGAACTCCTCCCAAATTTGTACGTCAAACTCGACAACGGAGGTCTCGTCATCCGTACCGCAGAGAACACCGTTGCAATTTCTCCGGACGACCTCCATCGCGAGACGGAAGCCGCGCGACAAAACGCGCAGTTCTACACGACGCGCATGGTCGAGTACCTATGCAACAATTCGAACCTCTTCCCGGAGTATTCTTCGAACACGGGAGCCGATATGCTCCCCGAGAAACAAGTCTACTACCAAAACGGAATGACCATCTCGACGGGTAGCGGACAAGACCCGGACCTTTCACGATACCTCTTCTCATGACCCGAGACGAATCGATTCTCGCTCTCCGGAAATGGATGAAAAAAACCTTCGACAATGAACATCGACCTTTTGATATCTCTCGTCCCAAGTGCTCTTGCCGTGATAGCTGTATGGGTAAACTTGAACGGAGAGGTTGCCAAACTCAAGAGTAGGGTTTACCGCCTCGAGTCCGACCAAAATGAGTTGAAGACGATGCTCAAGGAATGTGTCGAAGGAATCAATGAGTTGAAAATCCTCCTCGCAAAAAAAGGAATATGAGCCACCTCCCATACAAGTATTTCAGACTCGAAGAATTTGACTCTCCGGACGAACCAGGAAGCGGGAAGAATATGGAACCGAGCGTCATCGAGGCTCTTGACAATGCTCGCGACCAATGCCGATTCCCGTTCGTTATCACGTCGGGATTTCGCACGATAAACTACAACCGAGACCTCATCCGTCGGGGATATCCTGCAAGTACGAAAAGCTCGCACCTCCTCGGGTTGGCCGCAGATATCGCAGTCACTTCTTCGCGTCGGAGGTTCTTGATGGTCGAGGCTCTCCTCGATGCCGGATTCACGAGAATAGGGATTGGGGACGATTTCATTCACGTGGATCTTGATAAAAACAAATCCCAAAACGTGATATGGACGTATTAAGAAAGGCCCGAAACATCCACCACGTTGACCTCGATTTCGAAAGTCGGGGTACCACGAAGACCTTCCTCTTCATCTCTGATGTCCACTATGACTCCGTCAAGTGCGACCGAAGCCTTCTCCATCGTCATTTAGATGAAGCGCAGGACATCGGAGCGGGAGTCTTCATTTTTGGAGACCTCTTCGATTTGATGCAAGGTCGTTTCGACCCTCGCGGAAACTACTCCGAGTTGAGACCCGAGTACAAGTCCTGCACCTATGTCGACGAGGTCATCCAGGATGTCGGGGAAAGGCTCTCGAAGTACGCTGACGTCATCAAATTCATCTCGAAAGGAAACCACGAGACGAACATCGAGAAGAGGATGATGGTCTCCCCTATCGACCGCGTCGCACAAATCATCAACTCTGCCGGAGGTCACGTCGAGGTCGGAGGATATGCGGGGTGGTTGTGCGTCTCCGCTCATCGAAACGGAACCTCTCGGAGGCGATTCAATATCCATTACCATCACGGATGGGGAGGGAACGCGAAAAGATCGAAGGGAGTCCTCGGAATCGATATCGACCAAAAGGATTTTCCAGATGCGGACCTCATTCTTCGAGGTCACGACCATCAGAAGTGGTACCATCCGGTCACGATAGACCGCATCAACCACCGAATGAACCTTGAGCAGAGGAGCGTCCACCATCTTCGGTTGGGTTCGTATAAACTCCTTGGAGACAGGTACGCGGGATGGGCCGTCGAGAAGGGTTTCGCTACTCCGCGCCTCGGAGGATGGTTCGCAGAGCTGGTGGAAAGAACCGACCAATACAAATGGAGAATCCGAGAGGCGGTTTAGTATCTTCGTCCTTGCGTCCGGTTTGGGCGTTTTTCATTGTGTAAAGGGGACCACGTCTCTTTTGTTGCCCTCACGGTTGTGGGGGCAATTTTTTTTGCATAAAAGTGATGGAAAATTAGGTTCGAAATAAAAGTTTCTTTTAATTAGCGATATGAAAAACGCTAAAAACCCCTCATCAATGACTTTTGACAATGTAGAACTCCTGGCGGTGGATCTTCGGCTAAAAACGCGCGAAGACTTCGAGAGAGACTTCGATTTGTTCGACGAAGACACGACGTTCACGCACGTGATACAATTCCGCGCGTCGGGAGTCCATATCCTTTGCAACGAGGACGCGACGGAGTTCGAGGCTATTCTCGAGCGGGAC